CAGGACTGAAAGGAGCAAAGAACATGGCTGCCTCCCAAGTGGCACCGGAAGTAGAACTTACGGCGAACGTGGTGGTAGTCATTTGGGGTACCGACTTAGTAGAAGACATGGTCGGCCACCCACGAGGGGTGATTTGAGTATCTCGGAAAGGATCAAGAGCATTTAAGATCGATTCCAATGCCAAAGGGTCAACGGACCTATTTGCCAGAAGGCTGTCCACTTGACGCTTAGCCCGACGAGGGGCGCGAATAGTTGATTGTGTCGACATATTCATCCCAGCGGCCATACTACCATGACATACCAGAGAACTGATAGTGCCAGTGGCAGTCTCGACGAGTCCGAAAATTTCCCGAGTACTATGGCCAGGGCCAATGTACGTAACGAAGGTGTTCCAGGCCGCATGGGCGACAAGACCAACGAAAGGGTGAATTTTACGGAGCCAATGCAAAGCAAAGTGAGTAGGGTGAGCAGTGCCTGAGCCACGTTTTCCTTCAAAAATAGAAATAAAGAGCCATGAGGGAGGAGAAATGTGACAAGCCACCTCCTCAACAATAATGCCAAAGGTAGGGTTGTCACACAAAAACTGGGCAGCATGGTGGCTCATGTAAGGATAAACGAAGCATAGGCAGAGCATCAGAGCCTGTATTTTTGGCCAACTATAAGCCGTAACCAGTGACAAAACAGAAATGGCATTAACTCCGCTAGCGACATTAGCGTAAAGTATCATCATGAAATACTGAACGATAGTTGGTCGATTAGGAAAGAGATAGCAGAGAATGCGATTGATGATGTAAACTAAAGCTACAGGTAAATAGAAGGTCCAAGCAGGATATATATTCATAGAAGAGGCGTCAAACATATTGGCTGGCTTAATAAACCCTAAGTCGTGCGCAACCATTCGCTTAATCAGCGGGGCATCTACGGCGAAGGGAATATCATCAACAGCTTCTAAAATGGCGTCTGTTTCTTTGATATCCTGGAAAGTGGTATCATAGCGTTCAACAAAGACCTCAGTGACAGCTTCTGCGTCAACACGTGTTTTGGCAATAGTTTTATATCGCGTGTCAGGGAAGTTGTCAGCTGGGTCAATGGGAACCCAATCAGGACCAAGACGGGCACGGGCGACATTATAGGTTACTCGGAAATAGGTGCCCAAAATTGGGACATCCCATAGGTAAGACATAGAAAAGGCGATACCACCAGCATGAGCATAGTGGTTACGAATCTTTTCAGGATGAACTGTCCAGCCTGCCTTGGCCAAGCATCGACCAGGTTTGAGAATAAACGATAATGTGCCATCGCGGCGTCGATAAGGTATCATAGAAAGGAAATCAACATGAGAAGATAAATGAGATGGTTGCAAGGTAAGGACGAGGCCAAACAAAGCACTGAAGGCACGATAGGTATTGACGAATCTAATACAAGTATAATAGTCTCCTTCAGAACCAGCTGAAAGGAACATTAGATTGTCGTCAGACTTATTTGCAATCAGGTCACGGCCACCGGCTTCTTGCCAAGACTCATAAACCTCAGTCAAAATAAAAGCAGAATAATAGCCCCAAGCTTCAAGAAAATGGTTCAATGTAGTCCAAGAAACGCCAGAAGCTATTCCTTGTTCTATAAGAAACTTGATGAAAGCATTGGTGGTTCCCCAGAGTTTGCGGTTACCAGCTACAACCTTACGCAGAATTTCGGGCTGACCAAGAACGGTGAGCAAATGAACTATGAAATCATTGACACGAACATTGGTAGAAGCATCCTTGCGTTTGGCATCCATGGCAGCAAAGCACTGTGGAGTAAAATCGAGGCGATCATCTAAGGCATCAGCCAATTCATCAGCAGTGGCGGTATAACACATATAAAACCCGCGCTGTGAATCGTTGACAAATGACTCAAGAAGCTTGGTGAAAGTAAAACAGAAGGGGCCAGCAATGTAATTAGATTCAGGAGTGCCAGTGGCGACAATACGAGGAGCTATACGAGCGTAATCCTCCACATCATCGGGAAAAGCTTTCTGAACACATTCACGCTTGACAAACGCCTTATGACCTGAATACTTTCGTGGTAACAAATCAGTGTCAAAATAGCGCTCATACATAAGCCGTTGTGAACTTGAAAGGTGGGCGGACCATGCTTCCATATCAATATCAAC